TAACGAAATCGTTAGAGGTGAACTCGAGCTGAGGATCGTTAAACAGAGAGATACCGCTAAGAAACTGACTGAGATCATAAATTGCGAAGTCAGAAGGAAATACTTCTTCGCCAGTAAACTTTGCGAGAATGTTCTCTGCATTGCTGATTGTTCGTACTGTAGACCCCTTGCGGAATACGATGGAGGAATTAATCGTTGAAAAATTCTTGAGGACATCGAGTGTGTTTTTAGATAGGATAACTTTGCTCATTGATTGTAGGTTTCAGTAACGTTAGTTTTGTCAGAGAAGTGAAGAAGGAGAAGACCGTAGTGTAGGATCTTGATAATGTCCCTACGTGCAGTTCCCTTCTTATCATAGCGTGAAGCGTATTTGAGGATGTTGCTTCTGCAGAATGCTTCAGCGTCACCACATGCTTCAATCAAGTCTAACGTTTGAATACTGTCATTACCAGCAGAGTAGTGTTGTCCATAGGTTCCAATAATGTAGTCACGTAGCTCTTGGATAAGAGCATCTTCATTGTATTTCAAATTCATGTACCCCAAATGTACTCAATATTATCATGATAGCATTCAAAGACGGTTCCGTCAATTGCCTGCATTGTAAGTTTGACACCCTCACCACCGAGGATCTTGCCAGACTTGTGGTCGCAATCCTTAAGGACTGCGACACACCCGATGTAACCATGAAAATCATACCTCACCATTTTCTGTTTCCTCCTCAGTGTTTACGTCAGCATCAATCTTATCATAGAGTTCGATGAAAGATTGCTTTGTTTCATCATCGAAACGATTGACACATACTTTGATTGCCTTCATACGATCGCCCCAGATAGCATAGGCACGAACAATATGAACAAGACGACGGGTGGAAATAACCTCATCAATACCTCCATCTTTAAAAGTTTTACGGATAATGTCTGCCCAGTTTGCTAGGTTGGTGCAGAACTCATCGTCCTGCTTACCAATTGCCTCAGCAATTCTTTGCATGATTTTAGTTTCGGTAGCAGGAGTAGGATACTCTTGCTCGAAAGTGAGAGCGAAACGCTCAAGGAATGCTTCGTTGAGCACATTGGTGCCAATGAACCTACCGTCGTCGCTGCCTTTACCTTTAGTGTTAGCAGTAGCGATGACATTAAAACCTTTAGCAGGTTCAACATAGCGACCAGTCTTCTTGAGATAAACTCCCTTACCTTCAAGAATAGACTGAAGACACAAGATCTTGTTAGAGGCAAGGTCAACTTCGTCTAGAAGAAGAACTGCTCCCCTTTCCAGAGCGTTGATGACTGGACCATTATGCCAAACAGTTTCACCGTTAACCAAACGGAAACCGCCAATAAGATCATCCTCGTCAGTTTCAATGGTAATGTTTACACGGATCAACTCCCTATTTAGAGCGGCACATGCCTGCTCAACAGAGAAAGTCTTACCGTTACCTGACATACCAGTGATGAAAGTGGGATAGAACATCTTAGACTGAATGATCTTCTTGACATCACTGTAGTTCCCGAAAGGAACATAGTTCTCATCTTTAGAAGGAATGAGGTTTTGCTCGATAGCAGGAGCAGCAGAAGGTGCTTGATAAGTTTGCTCAAGTTTTTCTTGAACAGTAAGGTTCCACTTACCAATACCTTGCTTGTAATCTTTAAGACGCTTTTTGACAGTAGCGAGAGAGCAGTTGAAGTGCTCAGATGCTTCAAACAATTGTTTTGTGTTTACTTCAGTACCGCAGTTTTCGGTAAGGTAAGAAACGAGATCGTCGGTTGAAACGGGAACGGGAGCGAAAGGCATGTGTCTTGTGTGTTGTGTATGAATATAGTATAACGGTTATGGGTGCCTTGTGTGACACCCATGGACCAGTTTGTCAACTGACATACTGTACGAATGAGTTGAGCAGTTTTTTGTTGGTGGACTTGTTACCGAGCATCTTCTTAAATGCTTTTGTGATCTGTCCTTTAGATGCTCCTTCATCAACATTGAATTCAGTATTGTCTTCCAAAGATTTAGAAGAGATAGCATAGAGTGCAGTGAATGCTTTTGGATTAGCAATTACAGCAGACTTCTCTTTCTTCCATTGTTTTTGAATAGCACTGTATCCTTCGTAAGATGCATACTTGCCAACAAAACTTGCAAGTGCAGAACCAGGAAGAATACGGAAACCAAGAACATTCACACCAGGGTTACGATCTTTGAGTTGTTGAATAAAGATGTTGGTAGTGTTCTCACTATCAAACTGTTCGTAGGTGCGACCAGTTTTGCTATCGCGAAGGACTTGATACCAGTCAATGCGACGAGGAACAGTGTGATACTCATCTTTATGCTCATTGTAAATCTCATGACCATATGCTGCTGGACAACTATCACCATCAGACAGAATGCAGAGGTTGACTTTCTGCAAATCATTCTGTTGTTTGAACTGAGGAATGATGTAGTTCATCATGACAACTGCTTCATTCAAAGGAGTTCCAGAAAGACCAACACCAGGAGTTTGATGATATCCAGTGTAGTTCCTGTAGTAAGACGCTTCACGGAACAAGTTCTTGCACATACGCTCATAATCACGAGCATTAGAGCGAGAAGAAACAAAGTTCATCAAGTGAAAATACTCTTGGTGCAGATACACAGTGTTCTTTTTAACACCAGGATATCCATACTCATTGATTTCTGCTTGTGGATCCATAGCACGTTTTGCCATAACCCAGTCGTTAGTGAATGCATAGACTTCAAATGGGATCTGAACTTTCTTACAGAAAGCAGTCAGGTTCATAACTTGCTTGACAGTTGCAAGGATTTCATTGCCCATAGAACCAGACCAATCAAGAAGGAAAAGCATACCGTGGTTCTTACCATCAGGAAGAACAGTTACTTTCTTGAAAATATCTTCGTTATAACGATAAGTGTGTAACTTTGAAGTATCAAGAACACCAGTTTTAGATTGACCAGCACGAGCATAAGCGTCAGCAGACTTACGACACTCGAACTCTTTAACAAGATAGTTTACCTCCTTCTGAGATTGCTTACGGAACTCATAGTATTTGTTGTCAACAATTTCGTAGACTTCAGGTTCTCTTGCTTGACTGTCAATCCAGTCATGAACGGTAGTCCAATCAACAACATGAGTATCTATGTCAACATTCTCAGGAATTTGAACGTAGATGGGGTTTCTCGCACTTTTAGAAGAAAGTTTCTCAGCAGCATCATCAAAAGAACGCTGAGTTTCAGAAGTGGTTTCTCCAGCATCAAAATCAGGATCGTCATCCATGAGGTTTCCGTCTTCATCATACCAGTCGTCAGTAACGTTCTCTAGTTCTGCGCCTGAAGAAGATGCACCACCTTGAGTGTTTGGTTGATCCTCATCGCTAGACTGTTCTTCACTTTGCTGCTCAGATTGTTCGACATCGTTACTTTCAGTTTCACCCTCTTCTTGAGGTTGTGGAGCAGGGATCTCTGCAACTTGCTCAGTTTGATTACTAAAGTTGTACACGTCTTCTGCAATCTTCAGCACATCTTCAAAAGTTTCTGCAAGATCAGTGCGAGCAACGAACACCTGCTCTTCAATAGAGAAAGGGATCATGGCACTAGCACCAATCTTGAAATGTAGATTGATACGATCGATCAAACTGAATTTACTAAGATCTTCGTCAAGAATAGCGAAGAAGTCCATATCATTCAGTTCCTTGTAACCACCAGCAAAAGACTTGCGGAGACCAGGGAACTTACGCTTCATCAGTTTCTCAATACGAGCATCCTCAATGACATTCACAAAGTCCTTAGGGCAGTCAGCAACTTCACGCCAGTCTTCGTTAGGAGTGAACAGAGCATGTCCTACCTCGTGACCTACGAGCATGTCATACACAGTGCTGGATGCTTTGTCCCAAAGAGGAAGGGTCAGCACACGACGCTCAACGTCGAACATTGCTGTTGTTGTTTTACGATGCTCTACGATAAGGTTCTCAGTAGCGAGAAGGCGAGCAAGGTTTCCTTTGATCTCTTGGGTGTACATGTGTCTTTGTGTCTGATGTATACATCATACCAAAGAAACTACTTAGCCAACCAGTGCATGTGTCACTTCGTTAACTGTCTCCCTTATGATAGAAAAATTCTTTTCTTTCTCAACAGTAATGGTCCTATCGAACTTGTCATCCAGTCCTTGCTTATGACTGATGACAAACACTTTAGTGTTCTCGTCAAAGTTCCTGAGGATCCATCCTAGGTCAGATGTACCAGACTGGTCAAGCGATCCATCAAAGATCTCGTCCAAGATCAAGAGGTTAGTATCCACAGAATTCTTGAGCTTAGCAATAGAACGCCAAGTAAGCAGCAAAGCGATATCAATACGAGCTTTCTCTCCTTCACTAAAACTGTCATAGGAAAACACATCACGGTATCTAGATTTGAT